GAGCTACGAGAGAGTCAGAAGAAAGTTTTTGACGAGATCGAAGACAATTCTATAATTAACGCATGGGTCAGTTGGGGAAAGACTTTTACAGGTTTAGCTATAGCAGGTAAGCTTGGACAGAAGACACTTGTTGTTACCCACACTGTCGCATTGCGTAATCAGTGGGCAAAAGAAGTAGAGAAAGTCTACGGATTTCAGCCTGGCATCATAGGTAGTGGGAGATTCGAACTTGATGCTCCTATTGTGATTGGCAATACTCAGACTCTTTACCGAAACGTAGACAAGATTCGTAAAGAGTTTGGGACAGTCATACTAGACGAGATGCACCATGTTAGTAGTCCCACCTTTAGCAAAATACTAGATACAAACTACTGTAGATATAAGATAGGATTATCGGGAACTATAGAAAGAAAGGATGGCAAACACGTTGTGTTCAGAGATTACTTTGGTAATACTCTTTTTAAGCCGCCAAAAGAAAACTATATGACCCCTACAGTACATCTTGTAGCATCTGAGATTCGTTTCATGGATGGTGCAAAAACCCCTTGGGCTAACAGAGTAACTAAGTTAGCTAATGATGAAGAGTATAGACATACTGTAGCAATGCTTGCTGCGGCCTACGCCGCAAAAGGGCATAAAGTTCTAGTAGTAAGTGACAGGGTTAGCTTTTTAAAAGCGTGCTCTATACTAACAGGGGATAAGTCAGTGTGTGTTACTGGAGAAGTAGGACACGAGGACAGAGAAAAGCTTGTAGACGAAATTCTCTATGGAGATAAGAATGTTCTTTACGGAACGCAGGCAATTTTCTCAGAGGGTATATCGGTTGATACACTTAGTTGTTTGATACTGGCTACCCCCGTAAATAATGAACCACTACTCACGCAGCTTGTGGGACGAGTGATTCGGAAAAAAGAAGGTAAAATATCACCTGTGATAATAGACATACACTTGAAAGGAAATACGGCTCGAAAACAAGCCTCCAATCGTGTCGGGTTCTATATGAAGCAGGGCTGGGATATGAAGTACCTTTAGAAAAATAATTCTTGACAAAAATGTAAAAAGGATGTATAATAGTGCTCTTATTTGATTGGAAAAAGGTTTATGATACGGCAGAGGGCAATATTTCCTCTTGTATTTTGATTATGGAGATGCTAGTAAAAAAGCAACTACCAAAAAACAAGTACGACCGTATCTATAAATACTCTGATAAAAATTTTACAGGTTCCAGCTTTCTCCTTCACGGAGATTTGCTTCTGTACCACTCCTATAAGTACACTCATAGAGAATTAGCCATATACTATGCCCTAGCTTCGTTAAGAAACTATGCAGAGTATATTACTTCTCATAAAACTACACTAGATCCACTACATTGTCCTGTGGATTTAGATCAAATCAAAGACAACAGGCTACTCATAGTACTACCGGACGAAATAACGTTCATCTATGAAGAAGTCACACTGGAGACTATACACTAATGGCATTATCATTTAATAAGCAAACGGGCGGAGCCCAAAAATCATCCATCAATACCTTTCAATACAAGGACGGCGATAACAAGATGCGCGTAGTTGGCGACATTCTTGCACGTTATGTCTACTGGATCGAAGGCGAGAATGGAAAAAACATTCCTTTAGAGTGCCTATCTTTTGATAGAAATTCTGAGCGATTCGCAAACAAAGAACAAGACTGGGTTCGTGAGTACTACCCTGATCTTAAATGTGGCTGGAGCTATGCGTGTCAAGTAATTGACCCGAACGATGGCCAAGTCAAAGTAGCAAACTTAAAGAAGAAGTTGTGGGAGCAAATCATTACTGCCGCAGAAGATTTAGGCGACCCTACTGATAACACAACTGGATGGGATATTTGTTTCAAGCGAGTAAAGACTGGCCCATTACCTTACAATGTTGAGTACCAATTACAAGCATTGAAGTGCAAGCCTCGTGCTCTTACAGAGACTGAGTTAGCATCTATTGCAGACTTGAAGTCTATGGATGATGTTATGACACGTCCTACTGCTGATGCACAGAAAGAACTCCTAGACCGTTTGCGTAACCACGGTGCAGAGACTGATGACGAAGCATTAGACGCGGAGTTTAATGTAGGATGATTCTTTTTACGGCAGACTGGCACATAAAGCTGGGACAGAAGAACGTCCCAGTAAAGTGGGCGACAAACCGTTACAGAATGTTCTTTGAACAAGTATATGCACTAGAAGCACAGTGTGATATGCACATCATTGGTGGCGATCTCTTTGATCGTCTACCAAATATGGAAGAGTTAGAGCTTTACTTCTCGTTTATTCGAGGAGTAAAGATTCCAACCATTATCTATGACGGAAACCATGAGGCTACAAAGAAGCATAAGACTTTCTTTACCCAGCTAAAGCAAGTTTCCAGAGATATTAACCCACTCATCAATGTAGTAGATATTTCATACATTGACGAAGACTTTGGGTATGGTATACTGCCTTATGCAGATCTTCACAGAAAAGGTGCAATAGAACATTTTGACACGAGTAAGCCCTTGTTTACCCATGTCCGAGGAGAGATACCACCACACGTTAAACCAGAAGTCGATTTAGATATGTTTGAAGACTTCCCAGTTGTGTTTGCAGGAGATTTACACTCCCATAGCAATACACAAAGAAATATTGTATACCCAGGCAGTCCTATGACTACCTCGTTTCATAGAAACTTAGTAAAGACAGGATACTTACTTATCAATGAGCAAGATTGGAGTTGGATGTGGGAAGAGTTCAGATTACCACAGTTACTTCGTAAGACCCTGACAAGTAGTGAAGAAATGATTGCTACAGAGTTTGACCATACAATCTATGAAGTAGAAGGCGATATACAAGATTTAGCAGGAGTGAAGAACTCAGAACTCCTTGATAAGAAAGTAGTAAAACGAAAGTCGGAAGCCTCTTTGATTATGGATAAAGAGATGACGATACAAGAAGAACTAGTAGAGTACTTAACATACATACTAGAAATCAACCCTGATAAAATACCAGATATCATAGGAACATACAATGATTACACTTCGAACATTGAAATGGGATAACTGCTTTAGCTACGGTTCTGGTAATGAGTTACAATTAGACGACAACACTGTTACACAAATCCTTGGTACTAACGGTATGGGGAAGTCCTCCATACCGTTAATCATTGAGGAAGCATTGTATAATAAAAACTCAAAGGGCATTAAAAAAGCAGACATTCCAAACAGGTATGTAAATGACGGTTATAATATATGTCTCTCCTTTACGAAGGATGATGATAGATACACAATTACCGTCAACCGAAAAACAAGTATAAAAGTTAAACTCGAAAAGAATGACTCTGATATATCTAGTCATACGGCTACGAATACCTATAAAACTTTGCAAGAGATTCTTGGAGTTGACTTTAAAACATTCTCACAGCTAGTATATCAAAATACTAATGCGAGTTTGCAGTTCTTAACAGCAACAGATGCTAACCGTAAGAAGTTTCTGATAGATTTGTTACACCTAGAAAAGTACGTTGAGTTGTTCGAAGTATTTAAAGGTGCGTCTAGAGAAGTATCCAGTACGTCTGCTACGATAGCAGGGAAGTTAGCAACAGTAGAAAAGTGGTTAGAAACAAATAAATTGAGTGATACGATCATACTGCCCATGTTGGATTTGGAAATTGATACATCTAAGGAAGAGAAAGCTCTAAGTTCTTTGACGGCAGAGATTATAAATATCTCCGAAAAAAACAAAAAAATTACTACAAATAATCAATACAAGGTACTGCTCGATCAAATAGATATAGCAGCTATTCAGAATTCAGAAGTAACACAGTATGAATCCTATGATGATTTGCAGGAAGAGTTTGGCAATGTAAAAGCAGTCGCTGCGGGTGCACAACGAACCTTAGAAAAGCTAGAACAATTGAAGGAAGTATGCCCCACTTGTAAGCAATCTATCGATGTCTCTGCAGAAAAAGCAATGATTGCAGGAGAGCAGAAGAAGCGTGACGAAGCTCTGGAAATGATAAGTAGTATTAAACCTAAGATATTGAGTATTAAGACACGCAACTTAGAGTTTGAAAGAAATGCTACAGCGCAGAAAGATTGGGAAGATTTAGTACGTTCTTTTGATTCAAGCCTCCCAAGAGTAATCTTGGACAAGCAAGAGCTTGAAGAAAAGCGGGCATTGATTGAAGAAACCTTAACTGAAGCAAGGCGTTTACGCTCTGACAATTATGTCGAGAACGAAAGAAGAACAAGACTTAATACGCGTATTCAAGTTATTCAAGAACAGACCGCAGAGTTTGTTGAGCAACAAGAAGAGTATGATGGTAAGTTATTGGGAAATCAGAAGCTCGAAGCAGAGTTAGACACCCTTAAGAAGTCCTTTAGTACAAACGGATTACTTGCATATAAGATCGAAAACCTAGTTGGTGAACTAGAAGAGTTAGCAAATGAGTACTTGGCCGAATTGTCTGATGGTCGTTTCACGCTTGAGTTTGTTGTCTCTAATGATAAATTGAACGTACAAATTACCGATAATGGTAATGTAGTAGATATTCTAGCACTTTCCTCTGGAGAGTTAGCAAGAGTGAATACCGCTACTCTGATAGCGATTCGTAAGCTGATGAGTAGTATTTCAAAGTCTAAAATCAATATATTGTTCTTAGACGAAGTAACCAACGTACTCGACGATCAAGGCAGGGAGAAGTTAGTAGAGGTTCTATTGAGAGAAGATATGAATACATATATAGTATCTCATGGATGGTCACATCCTTTACTTGAAAAAATCGAAGTAGTTAAGGATGGAAGCATTAGTACACTGGAGAAGTAGATGGGGGCTGGTAGACGTAGATGTTGGTGGAATGTGGTAAGTGGAGCAGAGCTTACTGAAAATTATTGGAAACATAAATGTGGTTATTTACAAATATCAGTACTAGAAGGAAAGATTTGTGAATGCTGTGGGATTAGCGAGGAAGAATATGGTAGACTCAAGAGCGAAGGGAGCGAGGGGAGAGTATCTAGTACGTGATATGCTTCGAGAAGCTACTGATTTAAAATTTGAAAGAGTGCCTGCTTCTGGTGCTCTTGAATACCTGAAAGGGGACTTGTATGTCCCTAATCAGAGAAATCATTTTTGTATAGAGGTAAAAAACTATAAAGATTCACCATTGAGTGATAGAATATTTACTCAACCTAAGACTAATAATCTTATACGTTGGTGGAAGAAAGTTGTAATACAAGCGGCAGGTGGCGATCAAAAGCCAATGCTATTTTTTAAATATGATCGATCTAAAGTATTTGTAGTGACAGAGATGAAACCAGAAAACACAGATGAGTATCTGTACATTCGGTTCTTAAACTGTTATGTACTCTTAGCAGAAGATTGGTTAGCGAAAGAAAAAGTGGAGTGGATAGGTGGCTTTTAATTTTAATGAACGTGTTGGTGGTGCAGATAATACAACACTAATAGTAGACGCACTAAACTTAGCTTTTCGCTGGAAACATCAAGGCAGAACAGACTTTAGAGACCAGTATGTAGAAACAGTAAAATCTCTAGCACATTCTTATAATTGTGGCAATATAATTATTACCGCAGACTGGGGATCTTCTAGTTATAGAAAAGAGATATTACCTGAGTACAAACAGAATCGAAAAGATAAGTATGCTACACAAACAGACGCAGAGAAGCAAGCATTTGTTGATTTCTTCGAAGAATATGAAGAGACACTAGAGTTACTAGCAGAGAATTATATTGTTCTTCGT